CGATAAAGATTTTTGTTGTTAATTACTCCAAATGAATCATTTGGTTTGTTGGCTCTTGCACCTTTTACTTTTGTTGTTGCCATAGTTTTTACCTCATTTATGCAGTGCCACTGGCTGTGGGTAGCTGCTTCGGTTCGTCAGGGCCACTAATACGTGGGTAGCTGACTAATTTATTAGAAAGCAGGTGATGCTCCACCTCTTTCATAATCACTTCCTCTAAATATAAATGATCCACCTCTAGACTGAGGTATTTTTACTTTAGGTCTTGTCCCTACATCTGGATCTATATTTATAAAACCTTGTTGTGTTTCACTAATTGGTTGTTTCACCACTCCAAGATCTTTCGGTCTATAATATATGTGTTGAAAATCTTTTACTTTTTTACTTCTACTTGTTTCTACAAGCTCTCCAGAAGCTACTTTTTTTGCAAAACCCTCTTCTGTAGAATCTTTAGGATTTTTAAAAAATGTAGCTCCACCTGTAAAATCTTCTCTAAAACCTAATAATACTTCTTCTGCTATTTTTCTTATTCTGTTATATGTTTTTTTATCTTTTTTAAAAACTTTTAAAGTTTTTCTAAATTTAGTTGGTTCAAGACCATTAAATTGAAATATTCTTAATTTAGGATCTTTATTGTAGTTTCTCTTTGTAAGTTCATCTATCAAAGAATTTCCAAAATCTTTATAGTCCTCTGCTTCTGCTCTGTTATGAAGAACATGAACTACACCCTCTAAGCCTTTTTCACCCAAAACATTTGCTTCTTGATACATCATTATCGCTAAAGCATCTGCTAAAGGTAAAGATCGTAATGATTGATCAATTACATTTCTAGCTTCAACGACATCAGGGTAGAAACTTTTAAACTTAACTTCATCAATCGTTACTAAACCCCCTTGATTCATAAAACCACCACTATTTGCTTGTCTGGCTTGTGGTTTTTCTTTATCACCTTGTCTTTGTCTTCGTGCTACTTCTCGTTTACCACGATTGTTTATTTTTTCTAATCTATCGTAGCCTATAATCTTAGCTATGTTTGGGGGTACTACGACCTCACCTCGTGAGATCATTATATCAACTTGTTCTCTACTTGGTATTGTAGTGGTTCTACCAGATTTGTCAACCCTTTGTCCTGCTTTTTCGTATGCTTTCACTAACATTTCACTTATATCATCTGATCCTGCATACTCTACAGCAGGTGCATTTATGATGAAAGCACCCTCTGGAACTTCAAGAGGTATGTCATCTGCAATCGTTGTTTGATCACTAAACTTTTCTGGTGGGCCACCTATAAACCCTGCAGGGCCGCCTGCTTGCATACCTTGTCCTACTTTACCCCCAGTATTAAACGCATCCTCTTCTCCTGCACCAAATCCTGCACCAGAATCATAACCACCTGTGTCTTGTTCTGCATCACTTAAACCACCGTCACTGTCACCAGATTCTATTTGATCTCTGCGTTCTTTTTGAGCTTTAGCATAAGCGTCAAAATCAGGAATTTGATCGACAGTCGTTGTCATTGTTGTGTCTTTTTCTATTTGTTCTTGTCTTAATCTATCAGATAACCTACCTTGACCTCTTCTGACTTCACCCAATATCTGTCTGCCAAGCCTTTAGATGCTTTTCTTGATCCAAATGCAGAAGTTCCAGTTCTACTATGATATAATCCTTTTTCATCATACATGCCACCAACACCATCTTTTACACCAAGCACTCCTGATTCTGTATTAACATTGTATGAAGAAGGAACAAATCCTTTTTCTATAGCTTCTATTCTTCTAACTTGCTCAAAAGGAATATCATATACACCTGTGTAATTAAAACCTTTTGGAGGTCTTGTTACAAGCTGTCCGTTTATATACGTTGCAAAACCTTTTGGGCCAGTTGTGTTGATTGCTGCTTTCATTTCAGCCACATTGTCATATTGTATTGACATGTTTACATCAAACATACCTCCTAATATAGCTCCTGAAGGTCTAAAACTCATGTTACCAAATGGATCTTTTACTCCTCTACCATCAGTAAAACCTAATAATTCACCTGTAATTAAAGGGTTCATTCCTTTAGTTCTCATAAAAGTTTTTATAGTTGTTTTTAAAAGTTGTTTAGGCTCAAGGAATCTGCTAAAACCCTCTCTAGCTTGTTTTACATCTTTTGGCAAACCTGCAAAATAAAAGTCTGTTCCAAAAACGTTAAAAGGTGTTTTGTCTGCAAAACCTTCTTTTTGTAAAGCATCACCATATGATTGTATTTCTACATCAAAGATATTTGCATTTTTATTTTCAAGTGTTTCGGAGTCTTTAAAACCTACAGTTACATCTCTAAAAACACCACTATCACCAGTATCATCACCTACAATATTTATATTTACAGGTCTTCTATCTTCTTCGTCTTTATCTTCATCATCTTTTTCAATAGTAATTTCACTACCTAAAGCACCCAAAGTTTGATCATAATAATCAACTTTACCTCGTTGGTATTCTTCTTGGGTTAGAACTTTTTTACGAGAAATAGGTTCTAAAAAAGTTAAACCAAAATCTAATCCTACATCAAAAATATTAGACATTTTTTGTTATTTTTCCGTGATTATTCTTCAACTCTAGGAGCATTTCCAGTAAAGCCAGTTTCCCCTGCAGTTGGCGTAGCTCCGACTCCGATTGTGCCGTTACCAGACCCTTCACTGTCAGTTCCTTCA